GTGACCTGGCGGCCAAGGCCGAGTTGGCCGGCCTGCTGATCGTGGACGAAGTGGGCGGGCCTGGCGCGGACCGGCCCCGCAAGCGCGAACGCGACGCCTTTTTCGGCATCATCAACCACCGGGCCAATTGGGGCCGGCCCACGGTGGTCACCACCAACTTGCCGCCGGATGACCTGTCCAAGGTCTTCAAAGACCCCTATGATCGCACCGTGGCCCGGCTGATCCGGGGCGATGGCATTTACGTGGCCGGGAAAAGCTTTCGGCTGATCGAAGCGGAGGGGCGGTGGTGAGAAGGGCTAACGCCAACCTGTGGCCGGATTGGTGCCCGGAGGGGCTGTGGGAGCTGCTGAACCGGTGGCGCGAGTGGTGCGACCTGGCGGGCTATCCCAAATCCATGCGCCTGCCCCAACCAACGTTCGCCGTGGTCAACAACGCCGGCGTGCCAGCCCTGGCGGCCGAGCCCGGCTATTGCCTGGTGCCCTCGACGGCCCCGCGCCAACCCTTGCGGGTGGAAGAGTTTAACGTGGCCTTTGCCGGCTTGGAGTATGACCAACAGGTGTACATCATGGCCCTGATCGAATTGCAGGCCGAAGAGTGGCCCGGAGGCGAAGCATGGACGCATTTCTTAGGCACGTTGAAACTCACGCCCAGGCAATTCAAGGTGCTGCTGCACGACGCCTTGCGTTCCTTGCTGGCCTTCGCGAGGGCACGGAAACTGGCATGAGCGGCAAGGGCGTTGACATAATAACCACCTGGGCCGAAGCGGCCGAAGTGCTGGGCGTGAGCTACCGCAGCATAAAGGCCATGTACAAAGCCTATGCCGATTGCGGTTTGCCCATGCCCATTGAAGTGCGCGGCCGGCGCATCCTGACCACCCGCGCCTCGCTCCAGGAATGGGCCGACCAGCGCGCAGAACGGGCGCGACAAGGCCAAAAAAATGAGGCCGGACAATAACTGTCAATAAATGACGAAAAATGCATAAATATGCATTTGCAAACGTGTTAGAAAACGGGCTATAAAATCTAAAATCGCGGAAACGCGCACGAGGAAAAGGCCGCACCCAAACCGGGCGCGGCCTTCACTTTTGGAAAATCCTCACGGGCACAGCCACCGCTTAGCGCGCTTCCCCCGTGCCGTGGGCTTCGACCCACGGGGGCCGGGAAACCGCAAGCGCCTGTTGCGGCCGGTCCGAAGAGCCAGGCGCTCCGAACGCCGGGGGCCGAGGCGTGACAGCCGGGAGAGTCCGGCCTTAGCTTTCACGATTCAAAACCACAGCGTGGTTTAGATTGGGGCGCGCCGTGTCCGGACGGCGATCAACGCCCCGCCAACGTGAGCCCGGCCCCCGCCCGCAACTCTCCGGGGGCCGGGCTCACCCCTTGGCAGGGAGCAACGGCATGCACTGGCTAAGAGCATGGCTCAAGGGCACGGCCCGCGCCCTGGACTTGGGGGCCACTCTGACCCCGGAAAGTCCCGATCTGCCAGGCCCCGCGCAAGACGCCCTGGCCCTGCAAGGGGACTGGCAGCGGGTGGGCGACGATATGAGCCGGGCACTCGGGGAGGCGCGCCGTGGAGATTAACGCCGATTGGTCGGAGATCGCGGCCCTAGAGCGCATGATGCTCCGGGTGCCCGGCGGCCTGCCCAAGGCCATGGAGCGGGCGCTTAACCGGTCGGTGCTGAGGACGCGCACCTTGACGTCCACCAGCGTGCGGAGCGTGTACACCACGGCGGCGCGTCCCGTCAAGGAGCGGCTGTGGACCACCAAGGCCAACGCCCGCCGGGGCGTGTTCGAGGCCAGGGTTGACCCCAAGCGCGAAGGCTACCGGCGCTTGTCCCTGATGCACTTTGCGGGCGTGCGGCCCAAGACGCTCGAAAGCTACGCCGTACACGGCAACGGCATCAGGGTGCGGATTCGCAAGGACTCCGGCGGCGGCCGCTTGCCCATGGCCTTTGTGGGCACAATGCGCGCCCGCCCCGGCGGCGATCCATCGGGACTGGCGATCTTTAAGCGCCAGGGCCGCCGCCGCTTGCCCATTGAGAAGATATATGGCCCTTCGACGGCCAGCCAGACGCGAAACGCGGGGGTGCGGGAGCGGGTGGTGTCCGAGGCCCAGGCCGGGCTGAGTGACCGCCTGGCCCATGAGTGCCGCCATGTGCTGCGGGAGGCCGGCTTGCTGTAAGGCAGGCTGTGCACTTTGCCTGACCTCGCCGGCGCGGCCAAGTTAATCGCGCCAGGTTAATAGCCGGCGCGGCGCGGTTAATCCGCCGGCCGGCCCGGTTGATAGGCGGCGCGGCGATGCCAAAAGGCATGGATAAGCAAGCGCTTAGGCCAGGCCCCGCAAGGGCTCGGGCGGGGTCAAGGTACTTACCAGGGGGGTACCCTAGAACGGGGCGCAACGAGGCCCGGAAAAATTCCAGTTAGGCAGGTTGAAACGGGGTTAATAGTTAACCCCGAAAAGTTAAAAAGGTTCATTCGGCGGTTAATCCGCCGCCCACCGGCATAAATTCTCAAGTTTTTAGGGGTAGATGAGGGTTACTAGGCGGGGCTGCCACCCCGCCTAGCGACCGGATGATATGCGCATCCGACCAGGTGATGACCACCCAACCCCCATGCCTCGGCCGAGGCGGGGGCAGGATATCACACGGAGTCGGTATGTTGCGCGTTGAATATTGGCCGCCCGAGCGGCTGCGGTGTCCTTCCCGCGCCCTGCGCACCCACGGCCAACCCGGCCGGCTGGCGGGGCTGATCCAGAAACATGGCTATTGGGTGCCGATCCTGGCCACCCAAGACGGCGAGGTGATCGACGGCGCTTTCCGCCTGGCCGAGGTGCTGGGCCTTGCGCCGGCCGAGCGCGCCCGCCTGGGCCTGGAGTCAATCCCGGTCATTCCCTGCGATGACCTGACGCCGGCCCAGGTCCGCGCCCTGCGCGTGGCCCTGAACAAAAGCCAGGAATGGGCCGAGTGGGACTTGGAGGCCCTGGCCCTGGAGCTGCAAGCCCTCAGCCTGGAAGAGATCGGGGGCCAAGACCTGGGGTTCACCCTCCAAGAGCTGGAAGACATTTACAAGGCCATCGACCTTGACTTAGGCGATACGCCCGACCCGGCCCAGGCCGCCAAGCCGCCCAAAGCCGACAAGATCGTAGAGTGCCCCAAGTGCGGGTTTAGGTGGGAACGATGAGCGTTGCCTTTCTGGTCTACCACGGGGCGGAAAAAGACAGCCGGCGCAAGTCCAACAGCTTTGATTGGAATAGCAACGCCGGTGCCTACATGGTCATGGACTGCTTACGCCGGGCCGGCATCGAGGTTGGCTTTTGCTCACCCGAGACGGCACACCAACACAAAGTGGTGCTGGTTAGCCTCACCTCCACCTTTGATGTGCTGAACCTGGTCCACGCCGTGGGCAGGCTGTCCACCTGGCATAAGCGTAGCTTCCGGGTGGTGGTGGGCGGCTTCGGGGCGCAGAACGTGACGCCCCTGCGGCACTACGTTGACCACGCGGTTTTCGGCCGGGCCGAGGGCTTCGTGGCCGACCTGGTGGCGGCCCTGCTCAAGGGCCGGGACTTCGTGCACCCTTCGGTGATGAACCTTGAGGCGGGTTTGCACCCGGTGGTCTTCGGCCAGGCCGACCAACTATACCAGCATGAGCTGGCCACCCAACCCAAGCCCTACCTCGAAAGCGAAATCGGCTGCCCTCGCCGTTGCATGTTCTGCCACTTCACCTTTGCGCGGCGGCACCTCAAGAGCCACGACAAGACCTTTCAAGGCTCCTGGGCCTGGGCATCGAAAGAGGTTGTTTTCAACCGGCTGCTCACCGACTCGCCGCTCAAGGGCCGCACACGCACCGCCCTGGACGGTCTTAGCGAGCGCCTGCGCTTCGCTTTCAACAAGCCCTATTCCGACGCCACGATACTACGGACGCTCAAGGAGGTGTCCTTGCGTTGGTTGGGGGACGCGGCCTGGCTCAAGGTCTACTTGATCGGCAGCTTCCCCACGGAGTCGGCCGACGATCTGGCCAGCTTCGAGGATACGATCCGGCGGGTGGAGGCCCCCGGCAAGGCGGTTTATCTGACCTTCCACGCAACCCCGTTTAGGCCGTCGCCGCTCACGCCGTCGGCCTATCTGCCCGCGACCTTGGCCACCAACTGGAACGCCAAGAGCGAGCCGGGCCGGCGGGATATCATCCGCACCGAGAAAGTGCGGGCTAACTGGTCCATGACCATGGAGGGGCCGTTTTCCCACCTGCAAAGCTTGGTTGTAGAGCGGGCTACGCCGGACAGCGACCCTCTGATAAACACCTTGGTTTTTTCGGCCAAGCTGCAACAGCTTCGCGGACCCCACAAGATCGAGGCGCTAGAGCGCCGCTTTGACCTGGGCCAATACCTCCGGGAGTACCACACCAGCGAACAACTCCCAACTTGGTATCTGACCAGCTATACCCCGCCAGAGCTGGTCAAGAAAATGGCCCGGAATCTCAAGGCGCGCCTGGGGATGCCGGAGGCACCATGCCCCAACTCCTAACCCAAGCCGAGTATGCCCGCTACCGGGCCGAGAAGGGCCTCAGGGGCCAGACCCCGGCCGCCGTCAACAAGGCCGTCAAGGCAGGCCGCCTAAGCCTGGCCTCAGGGGCTTTGGTGAACGACGGCGGCCGGGTGCTGGTCAACCCGGAGCTGGCCGACGCCGAATGGGCCGGCAACACCGACCCGGCCATGCAGCGGGCCAAGCCGCCGGGGCCTGACCAGGTCCGGCCGCCAAGCGAAGACGGCCAGGCGAAGGCCACCGGGACGCTCAACATGTTCCGGGCGCAAACCGAGGCCAGCAAGGCGGTCAAGGCCAAGGTCGAAGCGGACCAACTTTTGGGCACGGTGTTGGTCCGGGAGCATGTGGAAAACGCGGCCTTCGAGGCCATGCGCATTGCCCGTGACCAGTTCCGGGTGATGCCCTCCAAGCTGGCCCAACGCCTGGCCTACGAAACCACCCCGGAGGGTTGCCGGCGCATCCTGGAGGCGGAAATCAAGGCGATCCTCAATGATCTATCCCGACGCTTTACAGACCTCGGCAACCCTGGGCCGAATCCTGGCGCGGGCGATAAGCCCCCCGCCTGACCTCAAGGTCAGCGAGTGGGCCGACGCCCACCGGGTGCTTTCCGGCAAGGCGGCCAGCGAGCCGGGCAAGTGGACCACAAGCCGCGCGCCCTACACCCGCGAAGTGATGGACGCCTTTTCCGACCCGGACACCGAGGAAGTGGCGGCCATGTGGGCCAGCCAGTTGGCCAAGACCGAGATCATCCTCAACGTGATTGGCTACTACATCGACGTCGACCCTTGCCCCATCGTAGTCAGCCAGCCGACCTTGAACTTGGCCCGCTACTTTTCCCGCGCGCGCCTAGCCCCCATGATCCGGGCCACCGCGCCCCTGGCCGCCAAGATAGCCGAGCCCAAGAGCCGCGACGCGGACAACACGACGCTGTCCAAGGGCTTTACAGGTGGGCAACTCGACATAGTCAGCGCCCAAAGCGCCAGCGACCTATCCGCCAGGCCGGCCCGTATCGCCCTGGCCGACGAGGTGGACCGCTACGAAGACACCAGCGAAGGCGACCCGCTGGACCTTTTGGACACCCGCACCGCCAACTTTGCGTTTAGGAAGAAAGGCAATTTCAGCAGCCCCCGCGACAAGGTGAAAAGCCGCATCGAGGCCCGCTACGAGGCCAGCGACAAGCGCAAGTGGTGGGTGCCTTGCCCCCATTGCGGACGCCACCAGGTGCTCAAGTGGGCGCAGGTGCTTTGGGACAAGGCCACTGACGCCGCCGGGGAAGAGCTGCGGGACGAAGACGGCCACGCAATCCACCTGCATAAGACGGCCCGTTACTTCTGCGAGCATTGCGGGGTGGGGTGGAGTGAGGCCGAACGCTTCGCAGCCATCGCGGCCGGGGAATGGCGGGCCGAAAAGCCTTTCGCCGGCATCGCCGGCTTCTGGCTCAACGCGCTCAACTCGCCGTGGCAAAGCCTGCCGCGCCTGGTCAAGCGGTTTCTCGATTCCAAGGACACCCCCGGCAAGCTGCGCACCTTCATCAACACCGTGCTTGCCCAAACCTACGAAGATGCCGGCGCGCAGGTCAATGACGACGAGTTGGTTCGGCGCGCCGAACAAGCCGCCTACGCGGTGGGCGATGCCATTCCGGCCGGGGCCGCCGTGCTTACGGCGGCGGTTGACGTCCAGGATGACCGCCTGGAGCTGGAGGTGGTGGGCTGGGGCCGGGGTTATGAATCCTGGCACGTTCAGCACATGGTGCTGACCGGCGACCCCGCCTTGCCCGAGCTGTGGAAAGAGCTAGATGCCATCCTTTTGCAGACTTGGCCGACAGCCGACGGCCGGCATTTGCCCCTGCGCGCGGTTGGCATCGACTCCGGCGGCCACCACCCCGACCAGGTCTTGCGCTTCTGCCGGGTGCGCTGGGGCCGCCGGGTGTGGGCCTTGAAGGGCGCTAGCAAGGGGCTTAACGAGCGGGTTTGGCCGACCAAGTTTTCGCGTTCGCGCAAGGACCGCCACCGCCTGTGGGTGGTGAACGTGGACGCGGCCAAGCTGGCGGTTACGGATTGGCTTAAGGTGGCCGAGCCTGGCCCCGGCTTCTGCCATTTTCCGCGCGGCACCGCCCCGGAGTATTTCAAGCAGTACCGGGCCGAGCGCCTGGTGACCAAATACAAAAATGGCTTTGCCGTGCGGGTATGGAAAACCAATTCTGGGGCGCGCAACGAAGCCCTGGATATGCGGGGTTACAACTATGCCGTGCTTTGCGGCCTGGAGGCCCAGGGCCTAGACCTGGGCCGCGAAGCCAGGCGGGCCACCGCCCCGGCCCAGCCGCCACCCCAGCCGGC